TGCTCGATCTGAGCGGAAGACTGCGCCGCTTGGCTTGGACGCCAACGCCAACGCCAACGCCTCCATCTTGGCCCACCATACCGCACGGCTCGGCTTCTCGTGAATCAGGCTGGCCACCTGCGAAGCAGGCTTCAAAAAGCACAAGTCGCAATTGCCCGCCAGCGTCCGACCGTTGTACGTTGGCAAGCCAAGATTGAAAGGTTGCGCCTCCCAAAATGCTCCAACATCTTGCACCGTCACGCCAGCATCGGCAAGTGGCAAGCACATGATTTCGTTCTTGCTCTCTGCGCTGTGTCCTCGGGCTCGAATCTTTGAGACTCGGCGCTGCTCATCGGCCCTGATGCCTATGAACTGATCCCATTCCATGTCTTTTTGTGCCATGCCCCTCTGCTCCCAATGCACTCGCTGGAACTTGTGCATCGTTCTAATCTTGAGCTCCGATGTGCAGAACCGCGTCACGGGATTGGGCAAGTAGTTGCGCTTGCGAATGATGGCCTCAAACGGCTCGCCGTCCCGGCTGGCTGTGGCAAAGTCCACCAGCGCGTACCCCTGGGCGTCGCTTCTGTACTCCACCCAAGAAATCTGAACGCCCCAGTGCTCGGCGCAGTCCTGCACAAAGCGCAACGTTGCCTCTTCCTCTTTGCCGGTGTTGGCAAAACACACCAGCGCCTCATCTGGTAACCCCCCCCCATTGCTCTGCAACACCCGCCAAAGCATGTAGGCGCTTGTGCGCCCGCCGCTGAAGCTAATGCAAGTCGGCCCATCAATCTTGAATGGATCACGCATGGGGCGGCGCCTTTGAGAGGTAGGTCGACAACCGCTGAATCGCGGTGATGCGGGGTCTCTTGCTGCGACCTCGCTGGAGGGCAAGCACGGTACTGTAATGCAGCCCTGTCGCTGCTGCAACGACCCGCACCTTGCGGTCCTGCAGCCCGGCGATGATCTGCTCAATCGTCATCATAAAGCGTACTCCTTAAAAAAAGTTGGTGAAGATCGAAAAAAAGTGTACCACAAGTCGAAAAGATGGTGTAGGATGCTATCCATGCACTGAACGGATCTCCCGACGAGTGCTGCAACAGAAGGAGAGCAAGATGTTTGAAGTCATTTGGTCGCCCAGGCAGGACAAGTACATCATCAGACCCTGTCGGACTCTTCACAATGATCCGATGATTGTCGGCACGCTTGAGCAGTGCCAAGCGTGGGTCTCCCGCCTTCAAAACAAGAACTACTGACATGGCCATCAACCTAAAAACCACCGCCAGCCTAGCAAGCAACGGCGCCAAGCTACTTGTCTACGGCCAGGCGGGAGCAGGCAAGACAACCCTGGCGGCAACCCTGCCCAACCCCATCATCCTGAGCGCCGAGGGCGGCCTGCTCTCGATCCAAGACGCGAACCTGCCCTACATTGAGGTCACTTCAATGGCCACTCTGATGGAAGCCTATAGCTGGCTGCGCGACAGCCACGAGGCAAAGGATTACCAGAGCGTAGCGCTGGACAGCATTTCGGAGATTGCCGAGGTGGTGTTGAACGCCGAAAAGAAGTCGAACAAAGACCCACGCGCTGCCTACGGCGCGATGCAAGAACAGATGGCGGACATCATCCGGGCGTTCCGCGACCTAGCGGGCCGGCACGTTTACATGTCGGCGAAGTTAGAAAAGACGCAGGACGAGATGGGCCGGGTTCTTTACTCGCCCTCGATGCCGGGTAACAAGACCGGCCAGGCTTTGCCCTACTTCTTCGACGAGGTGCTGGCCCTGCGGGTCGAGAAAGACGCCGAGGGGATAAGCCAGCGGGCTTTGATGTGCGACAGCGATGGTCTCTGGCTGGCGAAGGATCGTTCCGGCAAGTTGGGAGCCTGGGAGCCGGCTGACTTGGGCCAGATCATTGCAAAGATCGGCGGTGCCAAATGATCGCCGTCTGGTTGGCCTGCAAGGAAGCCGAGCGCCTGGCCACCGAGGCCCGCCGGGTTGTTGAGGACGCCATGATCGAGCAGTTCAAGATTGCCAAGGACATGGAGGGCACCAAGACCTTCATGAACGCAGGCTACACGGTCAAGATCGCCGGACGCCTGAACCACAAGATCGACAGCGACAAGCTCCAAGCGATTGCTGCCGAGGCCGGCCTGGCCGAGCACCTCGGTTCCCTTTTCCGCTGGAAGCCGGAAATCAATTCGTCGGCTTGGAAGTCAGCTGACGAATCCATCACGCGCCCTCTGCTGGGCGCGATCACCACCACGGCGGGCCGCCCGTCATTCTCAATCACGAAGGAATAAACATCATGGCTACTCTTGGACAAGACTACGTTGCAGCAGACCTGCCTATGGGCAAGTCTTTCGAGCCCCTGCCTGCCGGCTGGTACACGGCAGCCATTACGCAGGCCACGGTGAAGGACACCAAGGCCGGCACGGGTCGGTACATCAGTCTCAAGTACGACATTACCGGCCCCAGCCACCAGGGCCGCACGATCTTTGGCAACCTGAACATCAGCAACCCGAACCCGAAGGCGGAAGAGATCGGGCGCCAACAATTGAACAGCCTGATGCGGGCGATTGGCCTGGCGAAGGTGAACGACACGGACCAACTCATCGGCGGGCAACTGAAGATCAAGCTGGCGATCACCACGAGCGACCAGTACGGCGAGGGCAACGACGTCAAGGACTTTGCCACCATCGCCGGCGGGGCAATGCCTGCGGCAAGCAAGCCGGCGGCACCTGCTGCTGGCGCGAAGGCCGCGCCGCCTTGGGCGAAGTGACATAGCGTGACGGGGCGTGACGATGGTTGCGCCCCAATCTAAATTAAACAGGAAATATCATGATTCTCAAATTGACCGAAAAAGAAGTGACCGAGGCTGTGCTGGAGTGGGCCAACAAGCGCATGGATTACGATTTCCAGGAGCACATATTCAATGCGGTGGACTTCAAGTATTCCACCATCCACGGCTGCGAGGTCTCCTGGGTCGAGCCTGAAGCCAAGACCGAGGCTACCTAATGTCAGCAATCCCAATCGTTGACGCTCTGGCTGCAGCTATCGACGCTGCCCACGAGCTCCAGGTCGAGCTGCCCAGGTCGCACCTCGGCGCCAGCCAGCTCGGCCACGCCTGTGATCGGTGGCTCTGGCTGTCGTTCCGCTGGGCGGTGCGCGAGCCATTTCCTGGTCGCATCCTTCGGCTCTTCCGCCGGGGCCGGATGGAGGAGGCAACGATAGCGGCGGACCTTAAAAGCATTGGGATTGACATTCACAGCACCGAGGGCGCCCAGGCCCGCGTTGATTTTGGCTCGCATGTCAGCGGGAGCCTAGACGGCATCATCGAATCTGGCGTCCCCGGTGCGCCGAAGGCTCGGCATATCTTCGAGGCCAAGACGCATTCCAAGAAATCGTTTGACGATCTTGTCAAGCACGGCGTGGAGAAATCCAAGCCGGTCCACGCCGCCCAGATGCAAACGTACATGCACGGCACGAACATCGACCGGGCGCTGTACTTTGCAGTCTGCAAAGACGATGACCGCATCTACACCGAGCGCCTGCGCTATAGCCGCACGGAGGCCGAACGCCTGATTGCTCGAGGGCACCGCATTGCATTGGCGGACAGGATGCCGGAGCCGCTTTCCAGCAACCCAAGCTGGTACGAGTGCAAGTTCTGCGCAGCACATGATTTCTGCCACGGCAGCAAGAAGACCAAAGAGGTCAACTGCCGAACCTGCGCTCACAGCACGGCCGAGCCCTCAACGCCGGACAGCGATGCGCACTGGACATGCGCACGATTTGACCGCAGCGTTATCCCGATTGAGACCCAGTACACCGGCTGCGGGTCGCATGTCCTGCACCCCGACCTAGTGCCGTGGCAACGTTTGGACGGGCCGGACGCCTGGACCGCCATATACGTCATTGATGGGCGGGAGGTTGCCAATGGGGAGGGGGATGCGAATGTTTATGCTAGCCGGGAGTTGCTGAATGCTCCGTGACTACCAACAACGCACAATAGACCAGCTCTACACCTGGTTCGACCGCAACACCACCGGCAACCCCTGCCTGGTGCTGCCCACCGGCTCGGGCAAGAGCCACATCATCGCAGCGCTGTGCAAGCGGGTGCTGCAGGAGTGGCCGGACAGCCAGATTCTGATGCTGACCCACGTCAAGGAATTGATAGAGCAGAACGTGGAGAAATTGCGCCAGCACTGGCCCGATGTGCCGGTT